TGAAATTGCCACTAGGCACGCTGAAATACGCAAAGAAATGGAACATGTCAAAATAGACAAATTTCAACGTAATGTAAGAATACCTCAACTAGCAACGGGTGAACAAGAAGCTCTTGCCTATGGTGTCGATCCTATAAATTATAAAATTGTTGATAAATTAAATGATAGGAACAACGAATATCTTAAAATTACAAATCAGGGTATAGATGGTGTCGTTATTGGACAAGAAAATGCTTATTCCCTAGCTAAAGCTACTGCACGTTATGCTCCAAAATTCAAACCCCTTGATCGGGATATGGAGTATCGAGCTAATTATGTTGCAGATGGCATATTTAGAGAGTATCCGGAGCAATTTGAAAATTCCAAAATCACACCTCCTGGTTATATTCCTTATTATTTAGATCCTAAATTAAACTATTCTACAGGTCTTCCATATCTTAGTTTCTTAAAGAAACGTAGAGAATTAAGGACTTTGGGTTTCGAAGAAGGTTTAATCAATCAAACAATCGATAATTTACGCAATGGCACATATCCTAACCAATTCTATCATGCTTTTGCAAAGTCTCAAGTGGTAGATGCACAGAAGTTATTGGCAGGCAAAGACATTAGGTCAGTCACTGCTCAAGATCTTACAACTTATTTCTTAGATCAGGTCGTTCAGTTGGAAAGAAATAAAAGAATAACTTGGCGAACTACGGGTGTTGGTATCGGAATGATCTTAAATCAAAATATGCGATTTATTTTCAGAAATGAAAAAATTTATCGCTGAGGGAGGCGTTCTAGTCGAAGCTGATGCAACTCAATTTGATTCAAGATTAAATCCTTACGCATTCCAAGTTCTCAAGAAACTAGCTGCACTCTCATTTAAAGACCATTGGAAAGGAACAGAAATTGCGTCCATTTTCAATGCAAAATATGATAAAATGCAAGATGCTTATATATTCAATATCACCGAATATCCTCACCAAATTTTCTCTTTAGGAGTAGATTCCCATGCTACTTACGCCTATCTTATAGAGACAGAACCAGATAAGTATATAACTTATTTGGATTTTGTAAATCATTATAATGATGGCGAATACCTTAAAGACAAAATAGTCCTTACTACAGCTAAACACGGACATGACAATGGTCCTCTGTTCATTCTTACAAACGAAGTCCATAATAATGAAATTTGTACTACTATCAATTCTAATTCCAATATCAAACAAAAGTTAAAACTTAAAGAAGACATACGCAATTTGAAACTTAAACATGTCTACCTTGTGAACGACGATCAGCTCGTTCCAGCTGGTACTATTCCATATGTAGATGAAAATTACGAAATACCACTAGGTATCCATGAATCGAATGCAAAAAAAATTCGAACATGGCGCGGTCTTAAAGAGGGAAAAACTTTTAGCTTAATAAATGCTGCACATTGTAATCTTAAATACCTCCCAGAAGATATAACCATCGGGCAATATCAATACATTCCTTATGTGGGTCTAGTAACCCATAAGAAATATGAAGAGTATGACTATCCTATTATAAATTGTAATTCATCTGAAGAGAC